CGCGCAGTACCTGGAAGTATTCCTGAAGGTGCTGCTGTGGAGTCTTGAAGACCATCGAATATGGTTCAACCTTAAACTCGTAATCTTCGAAGTTGCCCAAGCGGTAGTCTGGCGTCCAGTCCGAGTTGACATTGATCCCGCTATTGCCCACTGGCATCGAAGTACGCAGTTCAAGTGTCTGGTCCTCCCACATCAAGCGCCCAAGATCCAAAATGCAATCCCCTGCGAACATGACGACAGCCATTCGCATGTCAGCCACGTTCTTCGATAGCTGACCGTGAATCAATTCTTCCTGACCAACAGTGCTGGCTTGTGCTCCGAGCCCGCCCATCGCTTGCAGGTTACCAGCGAAGCGGTCGTATTCTGTTTGAATGAAGGTAGCCATTGCCATGTCTCGCTGGTCAACGCCACCCATCTCGAACTGCTTGATTTGCTCTGGGCTTTGCCCTCGCTGCCAACTGTTACGCTCGGCAGTCTGTAGTCGTTTCGCATCGTCAGCCATGCTTGGCGGGTAGACGTTCACGACTCGATGCGCGTCGGAATCATCTTCCATCCTGCGATGCAGCCTGTTCTGAAGATCGTGCATCCCCTTCAGATTGATTGCTGGTGATGTCGGTATGACGTTATCAGGTGTATCCCCCAGCGAAAGAAACTTGTATGGTCCAGCCTGAGAGCCATTCCATTCACGCTCAATCAGCGGTTCCAAGTCTCCTTGGTCGCACGCCATGGTGGCAATGGAATTGTTCTCGGCGACCCAAATATCCATGAGCCACACCATGTCCTTCAGATCGTCGTCCTCGGCACTTCCCCAGTCCGAAGCGATGTCTTGAGCTGCGCCGGTTGCGTCATGGTGAGCTCGACTGGTCGGTCTGAGCTTATCCTTGGCTTTCTGCGAGTAGCCTGGCTCGTCCATGACCTTTTCATAATCAGCACGGTAGCGATGACCGCAATATCTCATTTTGGACAACTCTTTGGCTGGCATGTCCAGTATCAAGTCATCTAGTGAAACCCGATTGAGCCACGGTTCGCCTGGGTCGTACCAAACATCTTCTTCTGACTCCAACATTCCATGGAATCGAGTGTCTGTGTCGCGCATCATCACCACGCCACACCCAAGGCAAAAGAACGCATCCAGGACAATGGCGCGAAACGTCTTGTCCAGCGTCATATCACTAATGAGCTTGTTCAGGTTGGTCTCAAACCTGCGAGCAAAAGCGATATTTTCAGTTCTGGGAGTAGAGATCAGGACTTGAGGATTGTTAGCCGCTAGGGCAACCGTGTAGATACGTGCTGTCTGATTGATCAGATTGACAAGCGTCTTGTTTTCGGCGCCCGATTCACTGTACCAGCTTCCGCAATAATCCTTGATTAACTCTTTGCGTACGCGACGAAACGGCTCTAAGGCATCACGCGATGAGCGGATGGCTTTTAACAGCCGACCACGTTTTTCGTCGTTTTGGAGGTCAATCATATCGCAGCCTAAAAAGAAACGAGGAGCCAACGCTGGTTCAGCGCGACCCCTCTAAGGCTGCGAATGTTAGAGGCAATCTAGGCGGTAGCTACTCCGCTTGTGCCTTGTTGTTGACGCGCTTAGTTAAGCGCCAGCTCCTGATTTCTTTGTAGTGGTCTTTCCTTCAGTTAGCAGCAATTGTTTCGCATGTGCCATGTTCAGTAACGCTTGAGTCTGCTGCAGCGCTTCCGCTGGCTTTAGGTTTGAGCGTACTTGATCCAAAAGGATATCAATAGCCTTGTCGATCTTCTCGTCCATATCAGGTTTTACCTCTGAAAAATATGTTGTGTTTAGTACCCAACTACGTTCCGAATCCCATAACGCGGACTGCCTGATTTCACATGATTTCTCTCCTGCTGTTCACGCCACGCAAAGCTCCCGTATTCTGGAGTTTGACCAATTTCCTCGCTGCTGTCAATCTTATCGACTACGTTATCATTGCTAAATACCAGCCAGCAGCCAGCACTTGCGATGGATCTATCCGCGTGGTTTTTATCAGCGGCTCCCTTGTTTTTCGATGGCGAATGAACGATTTTCGCACCATCCCACTCATACTCTCCGCACTCGGTAATCATCTCCGCCGACCGTGGAATGAACTTCCCAGACTCCATCGCCAGTGCCATTTGCTCAAACATATCAGCTTTGTCTGCGTCTCGGCACGGCCAGCCTGGCTTGCGGCTTTTCTTCTGAGAACCAAGTTGGTTCACGTCTCGAAAGTACACGTTGCCATAATAAAGAACTTCCATGATTTCCTTAGCGAAACCACCAGAGACTCCTGAATCCTCCCAGCCCAACAAAGCGTTCCTGAGCCACATGCACAGTCCGACGCATCGCCGCGCGAACGGGCGTGGTTCTAGTCCCTTGATAGCGTATTCCATCACTTGCTCACCAGTCCTGTCATCCAAAGCCGTGATGACCGAATTCGATGAATACGCTCCCACTCCACCCGACGCGATGTCACAGCCAGCAGTGAACGGTCCCAGAGGCGGTGAATTATCAATCCCTGGACGGAACCATAATTTAAGAGCCCCGTCCTCTCTCGGAATAAGCCCAGTGAGTTTGCATGTTTCCGAATCAAAGACTGGATTTCCCGTCCAAACTGGACCCTGGCAGTGGGTTCGCTTCATCCTGTCTAGGAGGTCGGAGGCGAACACTTTGCCTACTGCTCCACGGCAATCCTCGTCGAGTTCTCGAGCGATGAATCGTGGTGTAGCGCCTGGTTGCAGCCTATGCGCGTTGTACCACGGCGACTGAACCTTGCCCTCGATCTTGTGACCACGTCGCTCAATAGACCGTAGTTCCCTCTGGTGTTCGGCGACGTACTTGGTGACTGCTTCCTGTTCCTCTGAACGATGCGCCACTGCCACGCCTGCTTGCACAGTATAGATATTCCGAGAGTGGTCAGGATTGTCCATCCACGAGAGATTGTAGACTCTTGGATTGTCGGGATCCGTAGCGGAATCGTAGAACACACCAGAGTCAATACCAAACGTCGAAACTAGGAAGACAGCATTCGATACGTGGGCGACCGACGAAAGCATTTTGTAATCTTTGTTCGCAGCGACGAATTCCTCGCTCCCTGGTTCATCGAACACGAACAAGCTAGTTCGACCACCACGGGCAACGTCCCCTGTCGCAGCGTACCCACTCCAGCCTGATTCGTTGGGTAGTCGTATAACGTGCTCTGTCATGCTCCTGGAATACCCATCCGGCAACATCCACACCGGCAGGCGGTCCAACATCCAACTAGCCTTAAACATCACAGCCGAGTCGTCTACCTTTGAGTCCACGAGCGATTCGTTTCTCGTCACAAGACCGACCGTGAAACCCGCTTCTCTCAACGCTCGCTGCATAGTCACAGCCAGGTAACAATAAGTTCCACCTTGCGCTCTTGATTTTTTCAGGGTCAATGAGACAGGGCGTTCCGTTACCATTGCCTCGTCGATTGTCTCGTTCATCGCCAGCAGTACCGGAACTTGATGGCTCCAGGGTATCATCGGCTTACGCTTGTGTTTTGACCTTGGCTCGTAGACCCATAGGGCAAACGAACAAAAGAAGCATATGTCCTCCATGCAGGCTTGCCACAGGGCATCGCGAAACCGGCTATCGCTTATCGCACGTTCACGGCAAGCGATTCTCCATCGCAAGTTAGCTACTTGGTCTTTTGGGACGAGATCAAAAAAAAGAGAGGTCATGCCAAAATTATCCAGCACGGCCTCTCTTTAGTCAATCACGACCGCCAAGGCTCGACTCGCCTTAACCTGCCGTTCCACGCCTACCCCCGACGCGACCGCCTCTCCAGACAATGACCAGTAGCGGCACACCTTACCAATCCATGCAACGACCGCCACGAGCAGCCTAGCTTTGACAAACCGCATTGCCAGAACGTACCCTGACTCTCCGCAACATAGCCCGACTCGACCGCCCGAACAAACCGTAACGGACCGAACCTCAGCAAGACCCGACTCGACCGCCTCGACTCGCCCAAACGCACCTCACCAGACAGAGCCTTTCCTCTCCGCGACCGCCAGACCAAACGCAACCGGCCTTGACCGGCCCCGCCTCACCGAACACCGCCACGACCGCCATGACCCGACGCGACTTGACTCGACTTAACTCGCAGAACCGTACCCCGACGCGACCGCCTATTCTATCCACACAAGGCCCATCCTGGTCTTGCACTAACTCGCCTCGACAGCCATGACTCAACTTACCATGCTTTATCACGCCATGCCTCTCCGCGACCAATTGATACTTAGGCAACCAATTCGGACTTGCCTCTAACTTTAACTTCCTGTTGGAACCATCCTAAAAGTTCTTCAGTGTCGCTGTCGAAGCAGACAGGATTCTTGATCGCAGCGTCTTGCTGCTTCAAGCCGCCAGCCTTGATAATGTCCTTGCAGTCAGCTTCGGTGACTACAGAAAATTGACCAAAGTTGCCCTTGCCTTTTTCTTGTCGGAAATCGCCAACGCCGACGATGATTCCGCCATTGGAAAGCAACTGCATGATCGCCTGTTCGGACATTTGCGGCTTAACAAATTGAATAGTCGCAGGCATGCACCATTCACGCAAAATGGCGCGCGTCCTCACATCAGGAGTTCGGTTCATATCCGCCGAACGCACAATGGCCATGAACAACTCAGGCACTCCATACACATCAACCGAATAGTCCTTAACCCAGACCAGGCGACCAATCTGCGTTCGATTCGTGCCTTTCGTTTCGAGCGCGGCAGTAGCCATCGAACCTTTAATTGCCGGCGCAGGAAATACAATCCTCGTAGGACCAACACCAGCGCGAACATTCATGCTGTCTCGATACTCAGCGACAGGATCATGCTTCAGCGATTGCTGTTTTTCCGCCGTCGACTTTCGTCCCTTCGGAAGCAACAACTCTCGCCTAGCCTTTGCGGCCAATCGATTGCAGATCAGCGGCGTGAGACCACGCAACCAGACCTGCATGCTACCAACTCGTAGTGGTTCAACTTCAATTGTTTCCAAAACTCCAGTTACTTTTGCCATGATGGCACCTTTCTAAAATGCGGGAACTAAGCTCCCTGCTGCGTAAAAGATTACGGAAACGTTCCGCAATCACAATGCTTCCTCTTGTTTCTTCGACCGCCTGGGCTTACCCGATCACGTCAGACCCCGCCCCGTCTTGACCGCCAGTCCACTCTAAACCTCGCCTTACCTAGCATGTCCCTGACCGCCTAAACACGTCTCACCGTAACTTGCCCGACCTTTCCACGACTGACCATGACCGCCCCGACCAACCAGGACTTAACGAGCCACGCCACGCTGTACCCAACCTCACCTCGACCGCCTCACCGAGACCCGACAAAACGCACCAGACCTTGGCTTACCCCAACGTGCCGCGACCGCCACACATTACCAGGACCGACCCAGCCCGACCTGTCCATTCCGTGCTGAAGCACGCCTGGACCGCCAGTCCATACTCGGCCTAGCCTCTCCTCTCCGGCCCAGACCATGACCAATGATTTACTCGTCTACCAACTCTGTTTTTAATGATGCCAACTGCTCTCGTATCGACAGCAATTGAGCAACAACGTCAGCGCCGACGATGTTTGTTTTCGATAGCGCTATTCCGTAAGCGCGAGAAGCGTTCCCAAGCAGCATTGCAACTTCAGCCAGAACAACAGCAGACGCCTGTGCCTTGCTCCTAATTTTCGGCAACGACACAAACATGGAGTCTTCATCGCCCGATGGAACGTACATGCAAACTGGATTACCTACGTCTTCTACTATCACCTCGAACTTGACAGAGCGAATCAACTCGCGTGCTTGATCTCGCCATCGTTCGGAAGCTGCTTGCTCAACATCCCATGTGAAATCTGAATGGCAAGGATGATCTGGGCTGCGAGCTGCTTCAATCAACTCAACTGGATCGACGCGACCGTTTTTCTCCAGTGCGCGAATCGCAGCCTCCTTTTCTTTCCATGAAACTTTCACTTCAATTGCCATGTCTAACTCCCAATAAAAAACCGCCGACTCACTGCGTTGGCTCCCGGAAAGAAACGCACAGCAAATCGACGGTTTGTATTGTTGAGTCTTCCGGGAGCCAACATTTAATACTTTATACAGCTTGCGACCATGGGTCAATAGACTGAGTAGCAACTATTTCACAAAAGCGTATTCCAAGCCTTCAAGCTGTTCGCACTCTACGACCGGCACTCCACGAATGTATATGGTTTCTACAATCGGAAGACGTATCTCTCGATCCTTAAGTGCATCACGAAATCCTTCCATCAGACTCGGAGAAACTAGCATCTTCTTGCATTCTCCGAGACGATGTTGGTCAAAAGTCGCATCAGCCAGAGTTCTGCCTATGTCCAGTGTCTCGCTCATGTTCTTTTCAGTGCCTCACTTATTCCCATCACCTTCAACCTCGCTCGCAGCGTGCTTTCTTTCAGTCCGAACAGCGATGCCCATTCCGAAACCGTCTTGCGTTGACCGTCGTGTTCGATTCCGCAATTGCCGCACGTTGTAGAATGTCCGCTGCGGAGATGTCCGAGTCTGACGGTTACTTTATTGCCGCATGCGCATTGGCATAGGAAATGTCTTTTGCCCTTTGCCTCGACCTCACGGATGACTTTGAGATCACCGTAAGTATGTCCAGGCTTTACTTCTAGTCTTCGCATGGTTGTCCTATTAAGCCATCTAAATACCCACGGCAATACTCATCTACGTCAGTACATCCTGTGTAAAGCATGTAAACATCGCGCTCACCGGCTTGTCCTTCCACGAATCCTCTACGGTAGTCCGTGATTTCGTCTTCGTAGCGCTTTGGTTTGTTCATTACTTTATCTGTCGTCGTGACTCTGCGGAACTCGCCGCTTCACGTTTGTAATGCTCTCGTCGCAACTCGCAGTTCTCGACATGAAGCGTTTCGCCGCCAACGTCGTACCATCGCCCTTCCGTTTCGTGCCACCACACTTCCGCGTGGCAGAACTTACAGGTCTTTGGCTTTCCGTCTTTCTTGTTTATTTTGCTGAAATGGGAAGACACAATTACCACCTTGGATAAACATAGACAGGACGACCAGAGTAGCGTCCGACCGGGGAATAGGGATTGTTAATCGAGTCAGGTGAATAGCGAGAGCCATACCTGCCATACATGTTCGACACAGAGTCCGGCGCATACCTGTCAGCACTCAGTTCCCCTAGGTACTTTCCACCAGAGTAAATCTTCGGCGGATTTACCTCGTACCGACTACTGAAGCGTTCATAGCCTCCACGGTAGTTGTAGTCGTAAATGTCTTGCGCGTAACATGGCGCTGTAAACAACAGCAGAACCAGTAATCCAACAACACTTTTCCCGATTCCAAACAGAGTATTGCGAAACGTCATTAGTATCGCATCTGGGTCAAAGTCTTCCTTGCCGCTGCGAGTGCAAACCTGTATCGTGTACTTCAGTGCATCATGTGACTTCTGCTCGATGTTAGCTTGCTCGCTGTCTGGAAGTTCCATAAAGAACTCTGGCTCGACTGGCTCCTGGTAAATCCAGTGGTCGCTCGGCAACGGGAACGAGGCAGTGGCGCACGCATGAATCACATTTCCGTCTTCGTCTCGCAATTCGTGAATCTTCATCTCTTTGCCTCTTTCGATAGTTAGAACAACATCATCTTGCCATCAGCAAACGCTTTGATTCGCTTCCTCGCAAGTCGCTGCATGACCTTTCGGGCTTGGTCGTATGCTAAATGGCACTTGGGACACAACGCAACTAAATTCTCTGGTCTGCAATCCATCTCGACATGATTGATGTGAGCTACCGTCAGTGTTCGCTTGTGCGTGTCAAACTTTTCGTCTGGATAACGACACTGCAAGTTGCACTGCTCACACTTCCATCCAGCTTGTTCCTTGATCTCTCGCGCAATCGCGTCCCAGTCTGCTGGATATTTCGTGCGATCCATCGGCATCACTCTATCTCCAGCGTTTTTGAAAATTGTGAAAATGGACCGTTTCTATGCGCAATCAACTCATAGAGTTTAATTCTTCTGACGTGTACGAGTTGTCAACCTCTTTACCAGACGCACTAGCCGCACGCATTCGAGTAACGTTTGACGATGCTGCCACAAACGCAGCCTTTGTCTTGTCGGTGTGATATAGCCCAACGCAGTGAAGCGATATACCAATCGATCCTGCTTCGGCAAATGCGTCTTGGTTTGCACCTAGGAAAGTGAACTGCCAGTTATATTCCTTTTGCTGACGCTCGATCATTTCCTTGATTTGCGAGCGATTGAATTCCTTGCTCGCGTTTTCATGACCGTCTGTCACAATCACAAAGACAACCAGGGATGGACGATCTTCCTCTTTGGTTGCGGCAAGCCGCTCGCCGGTTTCGTTGATCGCACGACCAACCGCATCTAGCAAAGCTGTCGATCCACGAGGAACCAGCGTGTATGGTGGTATTTCTGCGACGGGCTTTGCCTTGTGAACAAAGTTGTATTCGGTGTCGAACTCAACCAGGGAGAATGCACATTCTCCTGGGTGTTTTTTCTGTTCTTCGATGAACGTGTTTACGCCACCTTCTGCATCCGTTCGGCATGATGCCATCGAACCACTACGATCAAGCACAACTGTTACATCCGAGAACTTTAGCTTCATGGAATTCGCCTTTTGTTAATTTGGACAAACTAATGTTAATAATAATCAACTTGCGGCTTCGGGTCAATCTGGTTAAGCTAATCAAATCAATTAGTCGCTTGCGCCATGGAGAATGAAATGCTCACTACCGCCGAACTCGTCAACGTAATTCATCTGCAAACCCGCAAGAGCATACCTCTGGTAACAGACGTTGAGGTACTTCAGAACGCGGTCTACTACACCATCGGCTTTACTCGCTACATGGCTAATCGTCATCTGCAAGTGCTAGAGGTGGCAGACGGAAAGATGTTTGACTCTCCCAATGCCTGGGATCAGCAGAACAAACTGCGCGGCGAAAAGACTGATGACTTCGGAAAGGTAATTCACTTAACCACACACACGAAAGTAGACACATGAGCCAAATAGAAATACCAGACCCACCAGGATATAAAGTCGTCGGATACGGACTACCCAAGTCAGGCAAGGCGTATTTAGATAACAAAGGAAATGTTCATGTTCCTGAAGCGGACTTCGTGCATTTTTCATATCCGTTGCTCGAACGAGTAGCAGTATGGCGCGACGCGACTATCGACGACTTGAAGCGAGCGCCATGCAAGGCAAGGATGCGATGTGGACCAAAGCACGAGTGGATGCACCTAGAACTTGGTGGCATTAAGTTTTCGTACGAGAACCCAAAAACTCAATGGATAACGGTAGGTGGCGCTAGGTACAACGAATGCCAGGTCATCGACGACAGTAATCAATACCCAGAGGCATGTATTAAATCATAAAGGACAAGACGCCATGAGTAAGGTCGAACAACT